ATATTCTTCAAGCGGAACATTCAGACGTTTCGCAATCGCTATCTGCGAAGCAGTCAACTTGACTGTTCTGCGTCCCTTTGGTGATGACGACTTAGAAGCCGTTGTCCCAGCAGAGGCGACTCTGGGACTATTAGATTTTTTCGGAGCCTCAGCAAATTTATGCGGAAACTCTGATCTAATTCTATTATCTAGTTCAGTATAATACTCATCGGATGTTGCGTCAAACCCTTCATCCTCAATTAATTGCTTATGTAATCCAAAAGCTGCATAAGTCATAGTCTGATCTGATCCAAACCATGTGTTCTTACTTGCCCAATCTTCTGCTTTAGGATCCGGCTTTGGTGGAGTTTGTTGAACTTGAGTTTGTTCTGGTTGTACAGCTTTACCTTCTGCTTCTTTAACAGCTTCTTCTCTTTGAGCTTTTATCTGAGCAAGTCTTGCTTCTTCTAACGCAATTCTAGAAATATTTTGTTGTGCATCATACATTGCATCAACATCATTTTCTTCTACAGCTTTTCTGTACGCTTCTTTTGCAGCTAGAGATTGAGATTGTACTCTTGTATCAAACTCCCCAACATAAGTAGTGTCTAACTTATTTAATTTTGCCTGTAATTCTTCATTTTGTTTTTTGACAGACTCAGCAAATTTAATTGCTTCGTTACGTTGTCTTTCTTCTTCCCTAAACTTACTTGTTAGTTTAGATATTCTTTTTTTGACTGAATCAGAATAATTCTCTAATTCGTCAGATTCTTCTTTAGCTGGTTCTTCAGCTTTTTCTTCTTGTTTTGTTTCTACTACAGGGGTTTCTTCAGAAGCTCCGTCTTCTAAAAGCTCAATCTCTTGACCCTCTTCTTCTACTTCTTCTACTTTTAGTTTTTCTTCTTGCATACTAAGCTCCGTATGTTTTGATGTCGTCAGGATCGACAATGGTTGCAATGACTTCATCGTCATTGATTATTCTAACTTCTCCACCCTCTATTTGAAATCTAGAACCAGCATAGCGACCAATACAAACCCAATCGCCCTCCTTACACCAAGCTCCGTCTTCTCCAAATTTGTCTATATCTTTATAAGCAAGAGGCCCGACTTTAGCTACATATGCTGTAACTGTCGCTCGTGCTTCTCTTTCTCTTACTGGATCTGGGACATAAATACCACCATCAGTCTTTTCCTTGCCCATATAAGGCATAACTAATATTCTCCACCCTGTGGGCTGTGGTATTCTTTGTGTTAAGTTTAATTTTTTTGCTTCTTCTTCGGCTTTTTTCTTAGCGTTCCTTTGTGCAAGAACGTACTCAGGTACTATTAGACTCATCATCCACCTTTTTTAGCAGGGTTTGTATATGTTCCAACGCATAGGTTAGTCCCTGTATCTCACCTACCATTGCTTTATAATGACCAATATCAGATGCACTGCCACTGGTCAAGGAAATACTTATATCATCCACTCTGGTCTGTAAGTCTTTTTTATACTTTTGTAGGAAATCGGTTATGTACATTAACTATCTTTCTAATATAAAGGAGGTAAACTTGGAGTAAAACTACTACTATAGTTTGGACGCACAGGTTCATTAACCCCTCCATAACCACCTCCTATTCGTGTGGATGGTGATAATGATGCTCTAAATTTTCTAAAAGCTTCTGCTTCTGCTATTTCCTTGTCTTTTTTTTCTTGTTCTTTTTTTAAAGCTCTATTTCTTGCTGTTACAGCTAGAGGTGTATTTTCTAGTAGCACACTTAAAGGAGTAGTTTGTCCATAATCTAAGTCTGTATTCAAACCTACTATTCCTTGTAGTTCGGGCGGTAAATTTGCTTTTTCAATGAATTCTGTATTATCTCTTTGTAATCCAAGAGTGGCTAGATTAGTTGTAGGTTCAAATGAATATCCTGCATCATCTGATGCCCTAACTTGAGCCTCTGTCAAAGTAGGGAATGTAAAATTAGATATACGTTCTGGAATATCTAACTTTCTATTACTTGCATTGGCAAAATAATATCCATCTGTTCCTCTTTGAAGAGCAACTTCATTGGTTCCGGGAAAAGGTCTTGAAGTAGGGAATTGACTTGGTAAATTTGGTACTTCAACATTATAACCTAAATTTTTTAATTTTTGCATGGCTAAATCATTATATTGTGAACCATCATATAAATTCTGTCCCTTGTTTTCTCCTGCATCTATTTCAGTGTTATTAATAATTTCACTAAAAGGTCTTGCTTCTGGTAAATCTACTATGCCTCTTTTTTGATAAGGAGAAAGAGCGTCTATTGCTCTCATACGAGACACATAATCAGAAGACAGATTTGGATCTGTAGCTAATGAAGCACCAGAATTCATAAAAGAATTATTTAAAACATTTGTTCTGTCTATGGTAGGAAAAGTATTTGGTATGAAATTAGGATCAGTCCCTTGTTCTCTGAGTTGGGCTGCTTCTGATGCGTTTTGTTGCATTTCTTCAATTTTATTTCTTCGTCCTTGTAAATCGGACAAAGATTCAGTTGGTTTACCAGAAAGTTCACCCTCTATAGGACTATACGCATTACCAAACTGATCAAACTGAGTTAATGGATTTGTTGTTGTTTCTGTTATTAGTTTTTCAACTGTGTCACCAGCTTTACTGTTGCTTAAAAAATCAATACCACTCAAAAGTGCATCTAATCCTCTGCCCACAAGACCAGTAAGTCCAATTCCAGACTGAGCAATATCTGCCAAATCTTCCTGCATAAATCTTTCTACTGGTGAATAATACATTGTTCTATCACCAGCTTCGTTTAAAACTTTATTACCAGGAAGTTGTGGTTGTAGATAAGATGGTACATCTAATCCACCAGTATTCACCCCAGGATTTAATCCTCTGCTTATTTTTAACGCTGCTGCAAACTGAGGATCATAATTTGCCATACCTGTTACATTGGATCTGCTGGGACTACCTGACCGAGCTCTTGCTGTAGAGTTTGCAATGGCTTGTGCTAATTGATCACTGTCTCCAGAATATGTTGCCTGTCCGATAGCACTAGCATCATCAAAATCCTGCTGTGACATTCCATAGTCACTAGGATCTCCATAACCATCATCAAAATCATCTATAGCCACTTACTTGACTCCTCTGAATCCTAGTCCTTGTATCGCCATGCCACCACCACGAAGATTTTTAGTGGCTCCTGCTATTCTATCTGCTTGTGTTGCATTCGGATTTTTATCAATACCAGCTTTAACACTTAACATACCAAAGTTTTCTTGACCACCTGCTTTTCGTTTAGATATTGGGTTAGCTTTTTTTCTTGTCTCGCCCGCTTCTTTCATAGCTTTTTGATTTGCTTCGAAAACCTTTCTACTAAATTCTTTATCTAAAGATTCAGTCTTATCTTTTGTTGTATTGTCTTTTCTTGGTAAAACACCCATAGTTTTTAATTTATTAACAGTGTTCTTCTTCGCTGCTTCTGCATCATTGCTAAACATTCTATTTGGTTTTTTCTTTGGCTTTACTACATTAGCCTTACCATTTTTAGCATAAACTGGTTTCTTCATTACACTCTCCAAGATTTGCGATCCTCCGTCCTTGCGACTTCGACCTTTGTTAATTAAGTTCTTAGCTTGATTTTTACTTATACCTAAATCATCTGCGAATTGTTTTACTCTAACCATTATTTTGTCAATCCTTTGTACTTTTCAAATGACCTCAAACCGCCCAATCCGAGCATCCCCATCAATACAGTCATTAATGAGCCCATATCAAACGTAGGTAATTCTGGTATAATAACATCTAAATAAGCACATATAAACATAGTAACAGGTGCTAAGACAAAATGCCAACATAGGGCAACACCGCATGTCCAACCAATAAAGGGTCGCCATCCGGCAACAAAAATAGATCTATGCTTCGCTTCTGCCTTGTTTATATCTAGCTGACCTTTAGCTAATTCTTGTGCATGATTCTCAGCCATCGTTGCCACTTCATGTGCCAACTTGTTCTTCATGTCTTTGTCTTCTATAAACTTGCCAAGAAGATTACTTACTGGACCTATTAATGCTGTTAACATTTTATATTCCTTTTATTTATTCTCATGACCCATCCATATACCAAAGATACCTGTCATAACACCCATCACAACAGACACAAACGCTGATTGTTGCATTGTTGGGTTATCTAAATTCATAAACCATTCTGCACAACGCCATGACATTATAGTACTGGCAAGCATCATAAACCTCGGCAGAATCTTCCATTTAAGAAATGTCTCAAAATTAAAACTCATTTAAATCTCGAATCTATCCAACATTTACCATAGTATAAGATAAAAAGCCAAAATGTAAACAGTATACCTTCTAGGTACGATAAATCATTCCACGCATCTAATACCATATTTTCCATTTATTTACCTTTCGTTGCATTATTTAAAGAATCAATGACATCATCGATATTCGGTTCTTTTCCCCACGGGTTATACCGACATTTGTATTGCTTTGGGCACCAACTCTCAATCATTAACTCATAAGTTTTATTATTGCCTATATAAATACAAGCCATCTGTCCCGTTTTAGATTTTATTCTTTTTTTTAAACGACATGTTGTATACTTTTTTTTCTCAATCTTACCTTGATTCTGTAGTTGTTGTTTCGTGTATGGCTTTGGCACATATGTGTAATTACTACCATAGGCTTTACTAGAGAATAAACTCGCTAATAATAATAAAAACCCACCCATTACTAAAGCAAGAAATAACCAAGCAATACCCTCGCCTATCTGTCGTCTCATCTGTTGTTGTTTGTAAACTGTTTGTTGTCGCTGTTTTCTGATCTGACCTTCCATCTGTAGAAGTTCATCATAGGCTTGAGGGCCATGAGTTAAATTCAAAAACATCTTGAGTTCGTATCTCTGTTCCTCAAGTTTCTTTTTTGCAGCGTACGCAGCCATTGCCGCCTCCTCAATAGAACCTGCTTTAAAAAGTTTTCCAAACAAGGGAGGATTCTTGGCTTGCTTTTCTGCATGATCAACATCTGATATAGCTCCCATCCAACGTCCAATGTCCCCCGACATTTGTTCAATGTCACGACCAACGGCAAATCCCTGTTTGATTGCACTAAAAGCTTTTGATGCCACGCCAACGGCTAATGATATAGTTACTGGATCCATATCCAGATTATATCATAGCTTAATTAGGTTTGTTACCCCTCACAGGTGGTGCACCTTTAGAAGCTGACGCCATATTGATACGATATATGTTTACATCGTTACGATCATCTGCAATGTTTTCTTGCAACTGTTGTCTTTGTTGTGCAAGTTCATAAGCTTGTTGAAGTTTAGACTGATCAATCTGAAAGTTCATCTGATCATTCTGAGCTTTTCTTTGTAACTCAGCGGTATCATTCTCAAGCTCTTTCTTTCTAATCTCAACTAACGGATCAGCCTGTTGCTGTGGTTGTAGAGATGGCATTACTTCTTTTAGAATCTCACCAACCTGTTGAGCAATTGCTGCTTCAACAGCATCTGGATCTAACTGAGGTACAGGCTGACCAGATAGTTGTGCAGCTTTAATTGACTCTTCAAAGAATTTAACCACCTGATCTCTAGCCATCATTCCAATATGCTCTTGTGTATGTGACTGAAGCAATATGAAAGTCTGAGGATTTGCTTGTCCAGCTGGAGTTGATAAAAAGGCAATATGTGCTCTAACATGTGCTTCGTGATCTTGTTGCTGAAATACTTGTATAGGCATACTTTTTAAAGCATTTCCGTTCTCGGTTGCCGGATCTACAGGCTGTGGTTGCATCGGAGCAGGCAAAATAGCCTCAATATTCTTGATATCCAACGCATCATACATCCTTCTGTACGCTTCATGTACATTATGTATCTGTGGAGCAGCTTGAGCTAGTTGTAATTGTGTCTGAGCCAGTGATAATCGCTGTGCCATAGAGAAAATATTCGGATCTGACACCGGAAGTATGTCTACACGACCATCAAAGTCGGCTTGCATCGTCTCTGGAGGTACATTTCCAACAAAATAAGGGTATGGAACTGGATTTTCGCTAAAAATCTCCGCTAACATGCGAAATTCTTGCTTTTGAGCGTAATGTAGACGCTTATGTATGGAAGATATGATCTTTGAACCCTGTTCAATCAACGCAACAGTCGTTCCAACAGGTGCATTTGAGTTTACATCCGCTGTTTTTGCGTCTGCAACCTGTGCAAAACGTCTACCAGAATCAACAACCACACCTAAAAGCTGTGCTAATGTATTTGATGGCTCTTTGTATGGCAATGGGATGATTGAGTTCTTGAGATCTCCGCCTGGGACATCGATGTCCCTAAACTCCCCAGGATTAAGAGGCTCATCATCATTACGAATGCGAACACCACGAGCCTTAAAGCCAGCTGGTAAATTAGAGAGCGTACCTGCATCAATTAACTGCCTTAAAATAGAAGTTGCTGCACGAGATAAACCTCCGATTGTGTGCAATAAACCGAAGCCGTAAAAACCAAATCCTGGTAAAAACTTGAAATGAGTAAAATATTGACGTTTCCTCTTTAATGGGTCTTGTTCTCTAAAGTTTCTAGAAATCGATAACACTTTTCCAGAAGTTTGATCAAGGGTGACAATATAAGGCAACATAATACCCGAAGGATTCCCCTCCATATCCTTGTCTTCAAAACCTTCCAAGTCCAAGTCAATGTGGCATTCCAATAAGGTATAAGAGTCATCAGAATAGTTTGGACGTAGTCCCAACAACTCATCAGCACGCTCTTTGATAGCTCCTTCGTCTTCGCCATCGTTTGTTTCAGATAGTTCAACATCTTTATATACTCCTGCTACTTGTAGCTTGCGAATATCATTATAGGACATTCTAACAACATGTGTCACCCTCTCCGCTGTTCTTAAATCACTAGCCGAGTATGGAACAACCATATCTTCAGCTGGAACAAACTTGGAAACGGCTCTCTGCTTTGTTTCGTCAAAATAAACTTTTTTAAATGTAGATCCAGTTAATGGCAAATAAAATAACATCTGATCTGTATCTGGGTCATACTCCTCCATGATCTCAGTAATCTGATAATTCATGAAGTCTTCTACACGCTGTGCCTGTGCTTCAGTCTCCGAGGTCGGAGTTCCTAGAACCTGAGTCTTTACTGGCCCGCCACTTGGCAACATCTCTTTATATGACTGTGCTTGAAACTGGGTGACAGCTTCAGAAAGTAATGGGTGTGTTACACCACTTGCCCCTAAGAAGGGTTCACTTCGATCCTCGTAATTAATTCCAAGTAACCCTAATCCTTTAGATATAGCTTCTTCCCAATCTTCCCTAGACTCTAAATCTTCACGAAATTTAGATTGAAGATCCGAGGACAAAGAGCCAAGTACGTCTTCGTCAAGAACCTCGGCTAGATTGGCATTGTGATCATAAGGCTCGGCAATAACCTCAGTTACCCCCTCTTCCATAAGTTCTATGCCGTCAGGGAGTTGAGCCTCGGTACCCGGTACTTCGATCTGGAGACTATCTTCTTCGGGAGTGAATTGACCACCCGCTCCCATTGATCCTTCTACCATGCCTGCTATTTGTCTAGGTTGTATTGCCATTATGTTATCCTTGTTTTTTTACTCTTTGTAGGACGTAGTCGATCTGAAAATCGGTTAGTAACGGTTTTACCCTTACCCTTTTTCACTGTCTTTTTCTTAGACATTAATAAGTACCTTTAAATGTTCCACCACGAGCTTTCATTATACCGCCCATTGCTTTTTTTACAGGGGCATTTTTTGCTAATTTAGCTCGTTCTTTTTCTTGTTCTAAGGTAGGGACGTTACCTTGACCTTTGTACTTACTTCCTCTTTTTACTCTAACAATATCTGCTAAAGTAGTATTTAACTTGGGAGAAACTTTTTCACCTTTCATAGCAGCTTGTTCTAATCTTCTTGTGCTTTGAATACTTTCCAACATAGGAGTTTCTTTTTTACTTCTATTTTTTTTTCCTATTATTCCAAGTTCTTTCTCTTTTTTAGTTCTACTCATTTCAAAACTCCTAGTAATATTCTCTTGCTCTACGAGGAAACCAATCTTCTGCGATCTCTTCCCCTTGTAAACTAATAAATCCGCCTTGTCTAAACCTCATTAGTGCCATAGTCATGCTATCACAATAGTCATCATGGTCGCCATTCGGAAAAGAAGCAACCTCTTCGATAACTTCGTCAGCAAACCTTTCGTCAGGATACCACACTTTTCCAGATTCGAAAATAGGAGATACCATATGCATCCTCGTGGTCTTGTCCATACCACCCCCACCCTTTCGCCTACCGGGACTGTAAGTAGTAACAGGTAAATTAATTAATCGTAACTCATCAGCTAAAGAAGAACCAGAAGCTTTTGCTTCTATTAACATCATGTCTGGCTCCCAGTATTCGTTTTGCTCTACAGCAATCTCCTTGAGTTCTGGAAAATTCCAACGTCCTTTTTTAGCATCTAACAAAATTAAATGCTGCTCTCCGTTTTCTTTTGGCTCAAATACACCCCAAGTCGTAATAGCACTATAGTCAGCAGTCTCTTTTTTGCTGTAAGCCGTATCGTAACTTTGAATTATGTAATCCAATCGTGGCGTGTCTTCCCTCTCCCACAACTGCCACCACTCTCGTTTGACCATAGCTATGTCATCGGATGTAGGATCTTGTTGCCACTGAGCATTCCATTTACCAGGAGATAGTGACGCTTTGACTTTTAGTAGCTCTTCTTTTTTCCAGAATTCATGCCACAATGGTTCCCCCGAAGGAAGTATAGCTGGAAATTCAACTATGTCCCATTGATCTGCCATAATGTCTTTTGCCTGTGCCCCCAGTAACCTGCCTGTCAAATCTTTCTTAGACCATCTGGTTTGCACAATTATTATGGTACCCCCCGGTTGTAGTCTCTGCCGAGGTCCAGAAGTATACCACTCATAAGCTGTGTCATAAGCACTAGCCGATAAAGCATCTTGTTCCGAGTGTGGATCATCAATAATTAATAAATCCGCACCACGACCTGTCATTGCAGCACCCACCCCCGCAGCGAAATATTCCCCGCCAGCACTAGTCTCCCAACGACCTGCTGCTTGGCTATCCTGTTTCAAGTCCGTGTTGGGGAAGATCTCAGCATATATGGGATCGGCAATGAGATCTCGGACTTTCCTACCAAATCTTACAGCAAGTTCAGTGTTCATGGTAGCCTGTATAATTTTTAATTTTGGATTACGTCCCAAGAACCAAGATGGCATGAGATAGGATGCAAATTCAGATTTAGAATGTCTGGGGGGCATGTTTACAATAAGCCTTTTTAGTTTGCCCTGGGCTATCAGTTCTAGCTTCTCGGCTATGATGCTGTGATGCCTACCTTCAATGAAACCGTCATACACATGCTTTGCATACGCCATGAATTTATCACGGGCTAACTCACGAGTTTCTAGTCTCTTTAGTTGTTCTTCCAGTAACAGGGTTTCTTTAAGAATCTCGTCTGGCAGTGCTTCTAAATTTTTTAACATGTTCGAACGATAATACATTTGAATGAAATTATCAACCTAACTATTACAGACGTAGTCTGCAAGCATACTACGGTCATTTGGGGGGTGCCCCCTTCCCTCTTACACAAACTTATTTTCAAAATTCACATAGTTACCCCAATTGCGAATGATTATCATTCTCTTCCAGGTTTTCAAGCTGTGACATTTTTATCACACCATAAAGAAATAATTAAAAATGATTAAAATAATTATTGTTATACTATAAAATATAATATAGGATAGTCTTATAAATTAACTTAATAGAGAGAGAGTAAAAAATGATTTCAAATACAGTAAAAGAAATAAAAGAAATAAAAGATTATGTTAAACATACTTATAACGTCAATTGTTTATTAGATCGTTTTGGTGCAAATACTAAATTAAAGAAATCTTCTAAAGGCGTTTATAATGTTGCAGGTCTTTCATTAATGCCTAGCATTAAATTTTGCCCCATGTCAGTAAAAGCAGGATGTTTTGAATTATGTTTAAAATCTGCTGGACGTGGACGTTTTAACAATGTTGTTAATGCAAGAAATAATAAAAGTAATTTATATAATAATGATTATGATTTATTCATGAAATTATTAGTACATGAATTAAATTTACACGTTATTAATTGTAAAAAGAATAATGTTAATCCGTCGGCACGTTTAAACGTATTGTCTGATATACCTTACGAAAATACTTGTATTTTTGATTTGTTTAAAAACATTTATTTTTATGATTATACTAAAAGGGCTAATAGATTAGAGGCTTGCAATAAAATTCAAAATTATAAATTAATGTTTTCATACTCAGGACGTGATGCGTATTTAAACCAAGTATCTAAAGCTTTAGATTTTAGCAATCCTATTGCCGTTGTTTTTAGAAATACTTTTCCAAAGTATTTTTTAGGACGTCCCGTTTTTAATGGTGATTTAAGTGACATCGATAATTCAACTAAACATGGTCACGTTATAGCCTTAAAGGCTAAAGGATCTTTAGCAAAAAATTCTTTCAATGATTTTGTTGTTGCATAAACTAAAATCTTAAAAATTAAATAGCAGGTTTTAGCCTGCTATTTTTTTTGCTTAAAAAAAATTTTGAAAAATGACCGTAATATAGTAAGACCGTAGGTCTTTCATGACCGTATAATAAGTATGACCGTAGGTCATTCCATGACCGTTGTCAGCT